CAAAGATTTCTTCATACTCTCTGTCGTACTCATCATAAGACAAGCCAAAAAGACTGTTTAATCCGGGTTCTAACTCTTTAGCGAGTTGAGCTCTTGATATTGCCATTATTTAACTCCTTATGCTAAACCAGCACCTTTCTGCCCCATAATGTGGTTTTGAATCACACATAGAACATTGGTGTTAGCTGATGCTACATCACTGTTAGAGGGGTCTTCAGAAATATCTATTACTTTCAGAGGAAGTGTAGCTGTTGTAGCTCCAGTGGTTACATCCACCTCTTGATTAGATATGCCTGAAGAAGTATCGCCAACTGGTGAACCATCAACAATGTCAAAATTTCCAAACAAATCAGCGACAGGGAAAGTGTCGTCTGCTTGTACTTCAAATACAACATTACTATCGTCAATCACGTTAGCTATTATGTCAGAAGCTGCTATGCTTCCGGGGTAATGGTTTTTGAAAACTTGTTCACCTGATGTTGGGTCAGTGTAACTGACACCATTGAACACTCCGACAATAGGAACAGTACCAGTAGCAGCGTGTCGACCCAAAACTCCAGCAGTTAATTGCGTTACCAAGTCTCCTTGGAATATTGGTGTAGTGGCTCCACTCGCTATCCTATACCTAGATTGTCCTCCAGAGTAGGGTGCTCCTCCCATCATACGAACAGGTTTTAAACCAAATGCACTATCTTTATTAGCCATATTTTTTACCTATTAAGTTATGATTGTCACTTCTTACCAAAAGTGACATTAGACTTTCTTTGCGATTCATACTTCACATATCTCCCATCCCTAGCAGACTCATTAAACATGTTATTGTCTAATGCTTCTGTAGCTTGTTGAGTCTTACCAGCGTAATAAGCATTACGTTCAGCAATAGTTTCAAGAGGTATTTTCGCTAATAAAAGTCCTTCGTTATAAACAATACCAGTGTGTCTGCCAGAATCCATAGTAGGTAAGTTAAATCCTTCAGGTAAGTCAGTTCCTTTCACAAGTTCCCAACCCTCCCTAAGTCTTCTGCTTACGTTTGCTCTATCCTCTTGCCCCATCATTGATTCTCTTATCCAACGATATTCATATCCTTCAGGTGCTGGAGGTGTTTCTAGTTTTCTTACTGGTCTCCATGGGGTTCTACGAGTTTCTTTAGCGTGTGTCTCGGATTCACGGGATTTTCTGGTTGTAGTTTCTTGTTCTATTTCGTTAGTCATTTTATTTTGCCTCTCTTTGTGAAATTTTTTGTTTCTCTTTAGCAACAGATTTTAACCACGCCTCTTCAGACATATTATGTGGTTTCAATCCTCTGAGACGTTCAACTTCTGATTTAGAAAAAGTCACTCCGTTCTTCTTGCCTTGTGTTTTTTGACGACTTCCTACAGAAGTTGAAGCGACTCTTTGCACAGTGGGTCTGTCTTCATTTTGAACGTCATTATTGCCCTGTAAATCAGGGTAAACTTTATAAACTCTGCTATTGAGCTCACTGTAATAGTCATCAGAGTCAGCTTCATAGCCTTCGTTAATTAAATTGTAATGTGTGAAATAAGCAAATTGTGTTGCTTGTACATTATCGTCATTACTGGTGTCACCATACCACTGGTTCTTGTCGTGCCAGCTTTTAGCTTGTGAGCTAGGTTTTACAGTAGTTTGTGTTTGTTCTTGATATTGTTGTTGAGGAACTGGCTGTGGATTTTGAAAAGTTTGTTGTGACTGTGCTTCAGCCATCCTAACCTTTTCTTTCTGTATGCTTAAATCACTTTTAAGAGTATCAGCCTTTGACATCAACTCAGCATCACCAGAATCTACTGCTTTTCTGTACAAGTCATCAGCTTGCATCTCTTTAGCTTGTATTGCTTCCTTTTCTTTCTGTATCAAAGTTTGTTGCGTTTGCAACCTTTCTTGAGCCATATAAGCTGTTTCTTGCTCTTTTTGAGCCAGTCTACGCTCTAACTCAGCTGCTTTTTCTTCAGCCTGTCTGTTGCGTTCATTCAACTTATTTATTCTTTTGGAAACAGATTTAGTATAGTTTTCTAGCTCATCATCTGGGCTAGAGTCTACTACAGCCTCCTGTTCTACTACCTCTACTTCAACATCATCAGCCTCTGGCTGAATTTGTTGTGCATTTTCTTGTTCATTCATCATAAACTCACTATGTCATCAGGGTCGAGAATTGTGGCTATCACTTCATCATCATTGATGATGCGTACCTCTGCACCTTCCTCCAATTTAAACCTAGAGCCAGAGTAACGCCCTATTAAAACCCATTGTTTCTCCTCACACCAAGGTTTTCCACTAAATCTTTTTGTATCTTTGTAGCAATCAGGTCCTTGCTTAACTACATAGGCAACTACAGTTGCTAGAGCTTCACGATCTACAGTGCTTTGTGCTAAATGTATGCCACCTTTAGTGGTTGCTTTACCAGTGTATGGTAAAACCAACATACGCCAACCTGTTGGTTGTGGCATCCTGTCTAATACTGATTTTTCTAATAATGTAGGGTCAAGAACTCTTGCCTCTTCTTGTATATAAGCATCTGCAACTATGTCGTTTGTGGATTTAAGTTTTGCCATTTAATCTTTTTTAAATAAATTCTGTAATTCTGTTTTCATATAGTATAAAGCAGATAGTTCTCCTTGCAAATATTTATAATGTTCCATATCTTTTAAGCCACCTGACATTAAAGTTTCAGCAACTTGTGCTTCTCTCTGTGATATGAGTTTTTTGATTGCATCAAGCAATTCGTAATCATCTGGCATTATTTTTTAGCTTTTGCTGGTCTACCTCTTTTTTGAGCTGTTGTCTTTGCCTTTGGCTTGGCTTTTGCCTTTGGTTTTGGTTTTTCTACAACCTCTTCTACAACCTCTTCTACAGCTACTTCTTCTACTGGAGGTGTAGACTCTACACCTTTTGCTATTCTTTCTAGTTTTGCAGCTATTCTCTCAGCATTTGCTTGTGCCTTGTCTGCTTTGACTTTTTCTGACTCTGCTTGTGCTTTAGCTTCTTGTTCTCTTTCGATTTTTTTAGCAGCTCTAAGTTCAGCTACTGCTTTTTGTTTAAATGATGTTGCCATAATTAATTCCTCGTTTTTGTTCCTAATTCCATAAGCTTTAAATCAGCATTTTGTCTTAATCTGTCTATAGCTACATTTAGTTTATCATCAGCTATATCTTTTTGCACATTTATGCGTTGTTCTTGCAACATGTTCTCTTGCATTTTTTCTTGTGCTCTTTGATTTTGTTTCTGAATAAACTGTTGTTGCTCAATGTCTAGCTCTTTGTCTTTTAGGTCGAGCTCTGACTTTCTTATATCAACCAATGGGTCGTTACTTTGACCTTGTCCTATAGACTGTAAGAACTCAGATGTAAGTTGTGCCATGATAGGTGCACTGTATTGGTCTAAAGTCATTTGTACTTGTTGTTGCATTTGCATAACTTGATCTGCTGGCATTTGTTGCATCTCTGCCTGTGCTTGTTGTAGTTGCATTTGCACTTCTTGTGGTATCTGCTGACTAGCTATTTGTGATGATAAGAACTGTAAGTGTTGCATACAGTGACTTATGATTATTGATTGTATCTGTGGGTTATCTTTGACCACTTGTGTCAAAAACAAACTCTTATGTGTTTCTAAGTGTGCTTCATGGTTCTGTCCTTCAAAAGCTTGAGCT